TTTTCTTTGAACCATCTTTAGCTAGGAATTCTGATTCCTCTAATTTAGCAAGATCACTACGTTGAAGTTCCCCATTCTCTACTAGGGTAACTATTTCTGTCATAATATCTTGTCTAGATTCTCCTACAACACCACCAAATTGACCTAATTGGGAATTAACTGCATGTAATACTGCTTCAGCTGGATTCTCTCCTTTAAGTCCTGTTATTAAAGTATCGAGCATCTCTGCACGTCTTGCTTCTTTAATTTCTTTAGTTCGTGTAGCGTTCCAAGCTCTATTACTATTAGCTTCAACTTCATTTATCTTATCTCTTGTTTCAAGATGAACCATTCTTTCGTCAAATCCATCATAAAGCTTCCAATGATTTTGACGATAAACACTTAAAGCAGCAACCCTTTCTGTAGGAGATGCAGCAGCTATAACTGCAGGATCAGAATCTGGGTTATATGTAGCTGCCATTTTAGCTATATGTGCTCTAACTGCTGCTACTTGCCTATGAGGACTTAATGATCTAAATGATTCTGATGTCCAGATATCTCCACCTTTAAGTTCCCATTCATCCGCCATTTTATTAGCGTCAACAGCACTATGTCCTATCTGTCTTAATTCTTCTAAATACTTTTGTTTAGATTCTTCAGATACTGGGTTTTGATGTAACCATTCTCTACCCTTAGCATCTTGAGTTTCTTGCCAATCTTTATGTTTTGTAGCTAGAAACTTATTAACAGTAGGAGCAAACTCTTCTAGTTGCCCCCAGAATTTACCAGCGTTTCTGATGCTGGCTTCTTGGTTTTGTTTGAGCATAGCTGCTGTACGCTGCCATCCTCTATTTTGTTGAGTGAAACTTTGTTGTAATGATTGGGAGACATCGCCACTTTCACCTGGCCTGAATTGCCCCCCTTGAAATGGTGTTTGTGTCATTATTTATCACCCCAGGTTGTATCCCAGTTTTGTTCAAATTGTTGGCCCCAAGACATTTGTGGTTGATTTTGTAAATAGAAAGTACTAAAAGCTGGATTATTCATATAACCTTGTCCTAGTCCTAATCCTAAACCCCAATAACTTCCTTTAGATACTCCTCCACCAAAAGTCCTTTGGAACCAGTTTGGTTTTCGGAATGCACTTGAGTCCATCTTTAAACTATGCTGCAGCATTTCAGAATTTGTTAGACTTCCTGAAGTATCCCATGGTACATTTAAATCAGTCTTAATACCTGTACCTGTACCTGTACCAGCTTTAACTCCTTTACCAAATCTACCACCTGCCATACCATAAGACAGTAGACCTTGACCAGCTGCCATTAATAATCCTGGCATTGCTGATTCATTCTCCAGCTGTGGAGGTGGTGGTGCAAGATCAGGCATTGGTTGGAAGGCTACGTTAGCATGTAGTCTACTACGTCTACTGATTTGCTGTCTTCTAATATCTTCTACATTCTCCTTATAACTATGCTTAGCTCTAGTCATAGCAAAGGCTTGTCTACCTGCAAATCGTTGTAATTGTCCTAACTCTAAAGTCTGCATTCTAGCAACTGATCTACCAGTTCTACCTTTTGCTAACATTGTACCATGGTTCTGGAGATATTTAATCAACGCACCTTCATTAGCTTGCGCTGCTCCTTCCCATACTCTATTTAAACCTACCTGTGCTTGGGAGTACCCACGCTGAGCAGCTAGATCATTTTCTGTTATATCTGTAAAGTACTTGTTACGCTTTGCGCCCCAAACACTTAATTGTTGATACCATTCATGTTTACGAACATTTAATGCATGTTCATAACTTTGAATAGCAGCTCTATTTCTAGCTCTCGCTTGAGAGGCTCCTTGGAGTGCTCCGAACGCTCCTTGAGCGAACGAGCCGATCCCCATTGCTAATGGACTGCACACGGCAAAATTCTATAAAGGGTAATCTTTTAGGTCCGTAATAAATTTCTCTTAAAAATTTGAACCCTAGGAATCTAAGTAACTTACGATGGACTTTGTTCCGTTTATCTACAACATTCCAAAGTAACTTTTCTTTTCTACTATTCACAAAACGTTTGGATTCCCTTGCAAACGTATGAGGATATTTTAGGATAGCAGGTGTACAAAGCATCCAGATTTGCCCGTCTCCATGTACTCCTGCAGCCCCTGCTATGTCACCATTAGGTGCTTCAAAATATACTGAATCACCTATCTGAGAAGCTAAAGGGATGACGATCTTAGGATCATGTCCATGACCCTCTTTAACTTCTCTAAGGTCATCTGGTAATAGGTTAGAGGCTACTTCTAAAGCAACCTCTACCGTTAGTGGGTGAATAAGTTTAGACATGTGATAAATGTACTTTCAATCTATCCATTGTATCTGACATCCATGATCTCCATGGGTTTCCTAATGGACAATGAGTAGGTTCATAGAACTTACGTCTAGCTAATGTATCGTAAAAGAATTGAACCTCATGTTCATGTAATTCTATTTTACACACGTTGATAATATTTGGTGGTATAGTCTCCTTCCCATGTCATTGAATATAATGTAGCGGGAGTAGGATGTGTGGATTTAAGTGTTACTGTTAAGTTATTATTTCTTTCATATACTGGTATAGTTTGAGTAATCTGTTTATTAACTTGTACTCTGTTAGCACTATAAGAGTCAGCTAATGTAGGTTCCCAGGTATCCGTAAATGATGGTTTACCTACTCTATCTATAATAGTTTGATACAAACCAGCTGGACCAAAGTTTAACTTAAGTCTATGTATAACTAAATTTGATTGCGTATCAGTTTTAGTTTGATTACCAGATACTTGTGTGTTATAAATTGTAGGTAA